CTTGTTATCAGCATACAGATACACGCGACGAGTGATCTTATCCCAAATACGCCAACACTTAGTGCGCGATGCGCGCTCTAGCGCGGCATTGTTATTATAGCCATACGATTGCGCTTCTGCATTGGTATCGAACAGCTTGAAGTTTTGCACATCACCTTCGCTCTTATCTGTTGCAAGCAGCACATGCGTAGGTTCATACAAGCTAGTTACCTTACCGTTTTCATCCTTCTTGCCATAGCGTGCATTAAGATATGATGTGGGATACAAGTCCTCAAGCCACACATACTTAGCATCACTGAAGTCAGGCATCACAGAGTCAGCATCAACGATGACACTGTGTGGAGAGCGGTACTTTACAAATGGTCCAGCAGCAGTGATGAATGCAAATGATTCATCAAGTGCCATCAACTCGCCTTCAATCTCACGGATTTCATTCGTGTCCTTTGCTTCTGCAAGACGCTTCTCAGCAGCAAGCAACTGCTCCTGCAAACCTTGCAATGACTGCGAGCGTTCAGTGTATCCAAACTCAAACCAGCCAAGATTGCACAACTCAGCAGACAATACAGCTTGCTTAGCATGTATCTTGAGATTAAGACCAGGAGAACTCTTGCGCGTTGCAAGCGTGTTCACTAGGTTCTCGCTTTGTGTGATGAAGTCTTTACGTGTTTCATCAACCACAGTGAACTCAGCTTGTGGGTTCTTAGCATACAATGCGGGCATGATTGCGCGCACGTTAGCGTACACAAGGTTCTCAGTCTCAGACCAGTCAGCATTACGGCGCGCAGAGAAGTAACGATTACCACTACGACCATCACGCGCATTGATACGATGTGATTGCTGATCATGGTTATAGTAACGAATAGCCTCATCCCAACCATCAACATGCAGCTTACGCGCGCTCATAGCAGCATCAAGACGACTCTTCCACAGCTTGCCGTAATTCTTACTTACAGCAATCTTACTGGCAGGATCAATCTGATACATCGGTCCTTGATCAACTACGGCAGGAATAGGCGCTTCTTCATCAAGCATCGCCTTCACATTCGTAGGTATGTTTGTTTCGCTCATTCTTTACATCCTATATCTATGATCACGTGATGATGCTTCACGCACATCTTGTTCATGCCAACGACGCAACCTATCAGGCAGCGTACGAGGACGTTGCGCACGCACCTGTGCAGGAGTAGCTTGTCTTGATACCATGTACTTCAGTGCATCCATTGCATGATTCTTAGCATCTACTGGCATGTCAATCGCATCATCTTTACGATTACGTTTCCAGCGATATGATGCAATCTCTTCACGGAACCATGTTAGCTTGTCACTGATAAATAGCTTAGGACTACCCCAGGCACCTGTGAATGGGTTAAGCACTGTATGCTGAGGCGCTAAATACTGCTTAACCTTCACAATGCCGTTCATGATGTGGTTATTGCCGCGAGACATGATGATGCTTTCCTCAGCAAACATCTCAGCGACACTAGGCCCCACCATATCACGACCAGCGTTTGTCTTTCTGAATATCGCAGGATCAGCAAACAGACGCATCAATGATAAATCATGCGCACTCCACACTGCTTCTGGATGATGCAGCATACGCAAGCGCTTCATTTCATTTGCTTGCTGTCTGATACCCATGTTCTCTTGGTAGAAGCCATCAGGTATTACTATGTTTCCTTCTGGATCAGTCAAGCCTAGTAGATAGCAGCTAGGTGATGCAAGCCCGAAGTCATAGCCTTCAATCAGTGATAACCACACACCTTGTTGGCGCAGGTTCTGAACATACTCTTCCATACGTGCTTGCGGTATGACATGCGTGTTATCATCAAACTCGTCATACACTACACCCTCAAATGCCACCCACTTACCTAGCAGATACCTATCACGCATCTTGCCACGGTATGTAGCTTCTAGCAGCTTGATGTAGTCGCGCTCAAGGTTCTGTGCATTCTCATATGTGCTTGCTTCAAACACTTCAACAAGCGGTATAGGTTTGCCATCAATAAGCACAGGTCTGCCTTCATCATCTACTTCACAGATCAAATCAGGATTATGCCTGCCATCACGCAAGTCATACAATGGTTTGACTAGATGCTTGTATGGCCAACCTAATGTCGGATTGCATGACATAACAATCTGTCGTGGCCCTGTACGTGGCATTGTAGGATCATCGCCCACATACTCAGCACTGCCACGCAAACGACCAAGCAGGTTTAGAAAGTCCTCATGCGAGATTTGCACATCGTCAATCTGATCAACGACAATGAAATCATAGTTAGCAGATAGTAGGTTGCTAGTACCTTCACCATCTTCATCCTTGCTTTGATCAATATAACGAAAATCAATGATCGTACCGTTCTTGAGTACGCATGTGTTCTCACGTGATTTATCGAATGACTTAATCCAGCTTTCAGGACACCACTTGATAAACTCTCTACGCAGTGTGCTATTCAACTTAGGATAAGTAGCACGTGCCATAAGTATTGCAGCACCGGGATAATCAACTGCTATCTTTAATGTGTCAGCTACAAGGCCAGTCGTTTTGCCATTAGCGAAGCCACCAGCAAACACTCGTATCTTCATACGACTGCGATGGAAGCGATCAGCATGACCACCCGCTATGACCTTGTAGCTGCGCATTGTTACTTCTTCTTAGCTGTCTTTGCAGACTTTACAAAGTCAGCTTTGGTTGGCGCACCTTTGCTGCCAACCTTACGCATCTTCTCACCAGAACCAGCAGCAATGCGCTCTTTCTTGGCGTGAATGTTAGCGTACAAACCTTGCTTTGACATTGCGATCTCCTACTTACGCTTTACTTTGTCATAAGCAGATGCGCCTGCAACTGCAAGCGCAGCAAGCGCGCCAACAATAGCTTCTGCATCAGACGCATTGATTTGTCCACGAGCAACAAGAAAGCCCGCGATCACTGCGCCGAATGTGCGAAATACACCACCTGCAATAGCTGTCCACATCGTTCTATTCTCCTATGGATACACGTTGCGATCTAACTCGAAGTGTGGGCCATCTGGAAACTTCTTCCAATCGCCACCCCACACAATGGCAATATCAAGCTCTTTCGCTACTTGTTTGATGATTGGCGCAACTGTACGATACAACTCCCAATCAAAGCGCCCCTTATTACCAACAAGCGGTATAATATCCACTGCATGACCTGTTAGATGACGACCTACAGGATGCCTGGGATTGTCAGGATCAATCTTTGTTGCACCACGTTGAAAGAACACACGCTGTTCTTCAATAGTGCGCAGCCCTTCGTACACACGAAAGGCCACACGTTCACGCGCTTTGCGCATGACTTTTACCAGATCAGGATGAACACCTTTCAGATGTTCTTCACTAGCACTATCCATGTGTTGTCTCCTATGTTTGGTTAGTAGCCTTGATAACCCTGCAAGCTTGCGATGATCACACTCGATGCTGTGACTGCTTGCACGTTTAGTGCCGTAGCATTTGAGCCGCGCAATGGTACAGGAAACTGAAAGTTTGTAGGTGCCATGTTTGCTGGACACCATATGCGCCACAATACAGTAGAACCGTCCTTAATTTGAAACTCACCAGCGGTTGCACTGTTATTCTGCACAGAACAACTTGTGACGTAGTTACGTCCAGCAGGAGCCGTACCAGCAGTACGTGCTGCCGTATCACTGCCAATGGTCAGACCTGTAACAGCACTAGCAAATGACCAGAACAAGTCAGGAATAGCGTACTGCTGTACAATCAGCTTTTCATCAAGTGACGCTAGCATGTTTGCTTGCTGACCTGATGTTAAGTTAGCAGGCATAGTGCTAACACCGTTAGCACCCACACGAACAGGTGCGCCAGTGGCACTGTTACCACGGTTAGTCTGACCCTGCATGAACAGACTATTAAGACCGCCTGTATTACCGGGAAGTGCTACAGGCACAGGATTGTTGCCAGCAACAATCTCAGTTAGCAGCCTACGGAACGCTTCAACATGCACAAAGGTAATCAATGCATTTGCTGATCCAGCAGGTGTGCCAAGGTTACGCCAACGCATACGCAACTTATATCGTGCGTTCGGGTTAGGCATACGCTGATCACGGCGATAACTGTTTGAGCGTCCTGATGCACTATCAAGAACGTGTGCATGAAACGATGCATAGTTACCCATCGCGTCGATTTCAAACAATGCAGCGCTTGCGCTTGTAGGCACAGTTACCGCAGCGCTATCAATCGGTGCAACAGGCCCTTGTCCAACACGATATTCAGCATTGGTGACAGTAGTACCATCCCACACCCACGCTAAAATATCACGATCATCTACGCGATTATCAGCATCAACACCAACGAACGCAATCTCAAACTCTTGGTTTGCTTGTCGTGCGCTAAGCGATATGCCAACTGCTACGCGTGCAGGTAGCAGGAAACTTTCACGGCTTTGTACTGTAGTAATACTACCAGCAGTAGCACCACTTGCAATGGTCAGTGTACCATTACCTTGTGTGATGCTACCACCTGCACCAATAATAGTCTCAAACAATTTATGATCTACAACGTCACTATCAAACGAGTAACGTGCTGAACGTACGATTGAATTGACTACTTCTTCTGCTATTGGCGCCATAACTGCATCACCAATAGGCGCTTGTGGCGAGTCTGTTACAGGGCCTTGCCATGCTAGATCACGTACAAAGGTCATTTCTCGATCTCCAAGTCTATGATGGGTGTAGCATCGTGCCGCTTGTCAACGACTTCAATGCGGAATGTTGCGCGCATTTCCTGCGCAGGATCAACTTGTTGCTTTGCTGTATGACCGCGACGATCAAGCACACTGTTAGCCGCTTGTAATGCAATGCGATGATCATCACTATCTAGCAGATCACCTAGCTTCTTTGCTGCTGCTTCTTCTTTGTTAGCAAGTATTGCTGCGACTTCTGTCCTAGATTGCGCAGAAACTGCTTCAACCATATGCTGCTCTAGCTGCTTGTATGCGCGATGTTCACGCATCTTAGCAAGCTGTGATGGCGTAGCACCTAGTGTAAGTGCAATCTCATTATCACTAAGGCCACTAGCAGTATATACTAATAGCACAGCGAAGGTATTCAAATGCTCAGGTATTGCGGGCAGATCAGCCAATTTGCGCTTTGTTGACGCAACCAAACGCTGTGCTTTTGAATTACTAGGTACTTCAATACGTGAAAATGGTGTAGCAGGCATAACTGCTACACCATCACCTATTAACAGAGGCGCGTTAGGATCAGGTAGGCGCATGTTTGCTATTCATCCCGCATCGCATCACGACGATTGCCAGAAGTTTCTGACACACGACGACGAGAAGGTGGCAAGCGAATAGTGCTAGACTTAGCCGCAGGTGCTGCTTCACCTTCTGGTACACGTTCAATGCGCTCTCTGCGTCCCTTGGTATCATTGCCAGCAGCGCGTTCATCACGTGTACGTGCTGCATTGCGTTCTGAACGCTGCATGTTACGATCAATCATACGCCTACGTAGATCAGCATCAGGACGCGGTAATGATGCTTGTCCTTGCGTATCACTGCCAACACGTGCAGGTGGCGTAGCTGCTTGTGCATTAGGTGCAGTAGGTGCAGGCAACTGACCACGCGGCCCTGTGATCATACGCTGTGCTTGTCCTGGCAGCATAGCTTGTGATTGTCCAGCAATAGCATTAGGTGCTACATCCATCACACGACCAGGATTAGCTTGAAATGGCGCACGACCCATGTACTGCGCACTATTACCAGGTACTGTCATAGCACCACCACGCGCAGCAATACCAGGCAAGCCTAACGCTGCTAGAAGAGGCGATAGCAATGCCAAGCCTAGCCCTGTTTGATCAACACCAGTTTCATCAGCTTGTCTAGGCTGTTCACCTGCAAACATACCTGCTTCTGGATTTGCTTCATCAATACGTGTAGCTGCATTGATTGTACCAGCACGACGCGCTGTAGGTTGGCCAGCAGCAACTCTAGCACTACGAGTAGGCATTGATTGTGACATTGGTGCTTCTGTAGCACCAGCTTCGCGCACATCACGCACAGAACGATTGCCATCAGCATTAGCATCGCCCGCAGCTAGTGCAGCTTCTGCATCAACATCCTGATTTAGTGCTTGTACATTACTTGCTGGCTGCACGCGTGGTGCAGATGGCCTACGTGGTTGCATAGTGCGTTCCATAGCTGCATCCATGTTATTAGATGACAACTCTTCATTACGCATCAGTGCAAGCATCGCAGCATTCAAGTTATTAGCTGTGATAGGCCGACCAGACTTTTGCAGCATATCACGCGCAAGAGCAGCTTGCTCTTGCGGTGAATACTCATTGAAGCGTCCTTGCGGCATTACACGCCAACCTTACCACCACCACCAGCACCAGCAAGATCAACTGGATAGCTGGATGGGTTTTGATTGTAGCGCGCGTCTAAGATAAGGTTCTCGATGTACGTTTCTTGCGCAGCAGTAGTATTACCACTGTTAGCGACATACGTTTCCATCGTACGCAATCCACCAGGACCAATGCCAGTGATGCTTTCTTGCTGCGCAGTACCTACACGAGTATAGGACTCAGCACCAGAAGCACCAGGTGCAACACCCATGAGAGCGCGCATAACACGGCGCACACCACGAAAGCCACCCTTAGCAAGCTGCGCAGAGAGGTTCATTTCAGAACTTGCACGGCCATAACGTGGCATTGCATTGTAATTCACTTCAGCACCATTACCGGGACGTGCTAGTGTTGGATCAAAGAACGGGCTATAGCCAGATACAACAGGTGCGCCGAATGACATGATGTGTACTCCTGTATTGTGTGGTTTGCTGTGTTTGTTTGCTGTAGTGTGTGCTATGTATAACATATTAGGCGCTTCGCGCCTATGCTATCGCATAGCGATTGTATATACGTAACAAAGACTAAGAGACTTGTCAATAGGAAAAGCGTGACATAAATACAACAGCAACAAATAAATGCGCGTATCCCCAATGGGGCGGATGCATTGCAGACGCCCCGCCGCCTCCCCCTTTCCCTATCCTGGTCATTGTATGTACTAGCATTGTGTGCATTGTATTAGCTGTGTATAGCACGTAGTGTAGTGTCGTACATTAGCGTAGCAGTGGTGATGACAGGCGCACTATGTGCGGGAATGTGCTAATGTCTATGCAAGTGACATCGACCACACTCCAAGGCCCAACTAAAACACCCCCCCTTTTGGAAATCATGCCCGTGCCCCCCGCGTGCCAGGTGGGGGTTATTGAATTGATACGTTGCATCAAGGATACGTTGCGTGGTGATATGTGTGTAATGAATAATTAGAATGCGGTGATGGGGTGAGCGGCGCGC